AGTTGATCTCGTCGGGATGGCTGTTGAAGTGGTCTGCGCTGAGTGTTTGCAGGCGGGCGAGCATCTGGTCGATCTCGGCTTTCTTGCCGAGGAAGGCGTTCAAGGCGGCTTCGCGGTTGCGTAGTGCCTTCTCGGCGCGCAGTTGGTGGCGGGGTGTGGTGATCGGGTTCAGGCGTGTCATGGTGGTGTCTCCGTGGTGAGTTGCATGGGTTTTCCTGTCACCACATTCGCTCTTTGGAGCTGATTAACGTAGCAAAATCAGCGCCATAATATTGCTTTCTGATCATTCTGAGCGGTCGGTCGCGTCCACCCATACGCCATCCTGCCAGACATAAAGATGGCAAAGCTCACAAGTCGGGCGCGGCAGGACGCGTGGCGCGCGCGGCGGGTCGAAACAGTCCAATTCGTCAACTCGGACCTGCCGGATTTCACGGGCAGCAAGGATGTCTTCTGGCGTCCAGCGCGCCAGCGTGGGCAGCATGTGGGCGGGATAACCGTCGTAATGTATGTAGACGTGGGCCCATTCTTCGGGCCCGATCTGTATCGCGATCTGTGCGCGGGTGCTCATGGTCGTCCTCCCTCAGATCAGCTGCAAATCAGCCAGCGTGGCACAGGCCGCCGCCAGCTGGCTGGTGGGCAGTTCGATCTTCAGATGCGAGATCACGTCCGAGGCTTCCGCGGCAATGCCGTGCTCACGCAGTTCGGCCTCAATGGCGGCGGCCACGGCGTCAGGGCGGGAGCGGTCGAACTGGTCGGGCAAAGCGGCGTGGTCGATGCGGATGGTGGTGATAGCGGTCATGGTGTGGCCTTTCAGGTTTGTTGTTCGATCAGGGCGAGGATCGCGCAGGCCATTCCGCCAAGGTATTCGCTGCGGCGAAACACGATGTCGTCAATGTGGCTGGCGTCATCGATACTCGGATCGACTGCCAAGCTTTCCGCGTGGTGCGGCAGGAGGCGCGCGGCCTCGGCGTTGTAGCGTTCTGCGATTGTCATGGTCTTTTCTCCGGGGCTGGTGCGTCGCGGGGTGCGGCGCTTTCTCTAATCATGTTCGCTCTACCGCAGGCACTTATCAACTGAAATAGAAGCAAAAACAGAGACTTAATCGCATGGCAGACGAGGGAGAAAAGCCGAGGGGCAACATTGTCTCGGTCACTCAGGCCGCTGCTCTTTGCGGCCGCAGCACGCAGTGGGTCCATCAGCTGGCAAAGGGTGGCTACATCACCAAAGAGGGGCACGGCAGCTACACGCTGGTGTCGCTCGTGCGGGGCGTGATCGCCTATTACGAGGACCTTCAGTCCAAGAACAGCAAGACGGCAGCAGCAAACCGCGCAACAGACGCGCGGACCAGGGAGATTGAACTGCGGATCAAGGAGCGCAGCCGGGAGCTGATCCCGATCGAAGATGCGCGGGCAGAAATCGCTGACTGGACCTCCGCTTTCCGGGCTGAGCTTCAAGGCCTTGCCGCTCGGTTCACGCGCGATATGCAGGAGCGCCGCAGGCTTGAGCAGGAAATAGATGGCGCACTCGAACGACTTTCTCGGCGGACCAGCGAAGCAGAGCAGGCTCTCGCGTCTGGTGAAGGAGCTGTTGCGGCCGAGCCAGAAGCGTGATCCGGCGGACTGGGCCGCCGACAACCGCGTCTATCCGGAGACGGCGGGCATCCCAGGCCCGCGTGACCCATGGCTGACGCCGTATATGATCCCGTGGTCCTCGGCGGTTCATCGGGGTGGTTATCGCCGCATCGTGGCTGTGACCTCGGCGCAGTCGGGCAAGACCGACAGCATGCTCGACATCATCGGGGCCCGGCTTGACCAGCGTCCAGCGCCGATCATCTACGTCGGCCCGACCAAAGAGTTTCTCACGGACCAATTCGAGCCCCGCCTGATGGGTCTGCTTGATGAGGCCGAGAGCCTGAAGAACAAGGTCATGCGCGGGCGGCGCATGAAAAAGACCCTCAAGCATGTGGCTGGCGTTCGCGTTCGCCTTGCGCATGCAGGTTCGTCCTCGGCCCTGAAATCAGACCCGGCCGCACTCGCCCTGATCGACGAGTTTGACGAGATGATGGCGAACGTCAGGGGCCAAGGCGACGTGCTGGGTCTCGTCGAGGCACGCGGGGAAACTTACGCCGACTTCGTGACCGCGATCACCAGCACACCAGCGAGAGGTCTTGTGGAAATCGAGTTGAACGATGATAGCGGGCTTGAGTTTTGGTCGCGATCCGAACCGGCTGATTTGGAAAGCCCGATCTGGAAGCTGTTTCAGGAGGGCACGCGGCATCACTGGGCGTGGCCGTGCAAGCACTGCTCGGAATACTTCATCCCGCGCTTCAAGCAGCTGCACTGGCCGGACCGGGCGACACCTTCGGTGGCCAAGCGATCGGCTTCGCTGTTCTGCCCTCGCTGTGGCGGGATCCACACAGAAGAGGACAAGGCATGGATGAATGCCCGCGGGGCCATGGTGGCACCCGGGCAGAGTGTGGAGCTGCGCAACGACGCCCCGCACGTAACAGGTGCGCCTGAGGACAACTCGACCCTGTCGATGTGGACCTCGGGCCTGTGCTCGCCCTTTGTGTCATGGGGCCAGCGGGCAGAGACCTATCTGACAGCACTGCAATCGGGTGATCACGACCGCATCCAGACGGCGATGAACGCCAGCTTCGGCGAGTGCTACGCCATGATGGCTTCGGGCGACGTGCCCGAATGGCAGGAAATCATGGAGCGGCGGCTGCCGTATCAGCCTGGGCAGGTCCCTTTGGGCGGCCTGCGGCTGGTGATGGGCGTCGATGTGCAGAAGTTCAGCCTTGTCTATGTGATCCGGGCTTTTGGGGCTCGGGGATCGTCGTGGATGGTCGACAACGGCCAGCTCTACGGCCCCACCGAGGACGATGAGGTCTGGTCCGCACTGGCCGATCTTATGTTGCAGCCGATTGGCGGTATGCAGATCGAAAAGGTGTTCATCGACAGCGGCTTCCGGCCTGACAAGCCGGAGCAAGGCAACGAGCACAAGGTCTACGAGTTCTGCCGCCGCTACAGCTGGCTGTGCTCCCCGACCAAGGGCAAGGATATCCAGAGCCCGCCCTACAAAGTCTCGAAGATCGAGGTCAAACCGGACGGCAAGCGCGCGCTTTACTCGATCGACCTCGTGACGCTGTCGTCGGACTTTTTCAAGTCGCTGGTGATCTCGCGCATCCGCACGCCCATGGACGTGCCGGGTGCTTTCTATGTCCACGAACAGGTCTCGGAAGATTATTGCAGGCAATTGACCTCGGAGGCTCGGGTGGTCGTGGAGGGCAAGCCGGTCTGGGTGAAGCGCAGCCGGAACAACCACTTCCTCGATTGTTTCGACCCCGAGACCGAGCTTCTGACCGAAGATGGCTGGATGCGTGTCGAGGACGCGGTTTCTTACGTGGGCCGCTTCGCAACGGTCAATCTGGACAGCGATGTGATCGAGTATCAGGGCGCGACCAAATCAGTCTCGCGCTGGCATTCGGGTGAGATGGTCCAGATCAAAGGTCGGGCAGTGGACCTTCTTGTGACGCCTAACCACCGGATGGTGACGCAGCGCAGGAACCCTGTGGACAATACCCCTCGCATAACTTTGGCAAAGGATTTGACCATTTGGCACACGCTCAAACGGTCCTCGAATTGGGTAGGTGAGCGACACGATGTCGTGACCCTGCCTGAGGTATCACTCAAGGCGACCAATTGGCGAGAGTTGAGTGAGCCAGAGCGATCTTTCAATGCCGGAGACTGGTGTGAGTTTCTTGGCTGGTACATCTCCGGCGGGCATACCACCCACCAAGGCAACTATGCCAGGGTTGTTATCTCGCAGGGCCCTGGTGAAAAGGCAGACCGCATTGCGGCTCTGCTTGATCGGATGGGTCTCGAATATAGCATCCATGGTGGGCGACAGTTTGTCATTTCATCGCGGCAGATCGCGGCGGCATTGGCTGACTGCGCAGGCGAGGATGGTCGTTGCTACTCCAGGCGCGTTCCGGGTTTTATCCGACGTGCGAGCAGCGACCTGATCGACCGGTTCCTTGATGCCGCCATCCTAGGCGATGGATGGGTTCAGAATGGGTATCGTGCCTATGCGACGGTCAGCGTCAAGCTGGCTGACGATATGCAGGAGCTTTTTATCAAGGCCGGACGGAGCGCAAATATCATCCGACGCGATGCCAAGCCTTACTCCATCAACGGACGGACCTCGCCCAACACAGTCGACCAGTATCACGTCTGTGAAATTCGGACGCCTGCCGCCTCGTTGCGTCGAGCGGACAACGCTCCGATTTTCAGAAACGTCGCCTACTCCGGGATGGTGTATTGCGTGACCGTGCCAAACGGAACGCTGATAGCGCGCCGAAATGGCAAGGCCATCATAGTTGGCAACTGCGAGGCGCTCTGCGCTGCCATCGGCTACGCGCTGAACGTTCAGCGGATCCCGGAAGGCATCGAGCGCAAGACTTCCGTCGAGGCGGCGGTGCCCGAGGGGCATGATGCCAGTCGGGTCGGGGATGCGGCAAGGGAGGCAAGCGAGTCGGCAGCGCAGACCCCGCAAAACCGCGCAAGTGGTACTGCGCTTCGCACGCGGTTCGCCCGGCAAGGCAGCGCCCTGAACCGAGGTCGATGAGGCGATG